TGTATACATTCTTACCTTCATTGAGTGATGCAAATAGTTTTTTCTGATTCTCAGTCAATGCCTCGATTGGAATCATCATGTCAGCATTGTAGGGTTTCTTCCTTCTAATCTGTTTGGCAGTCATACCTACCCCAACTTGATTGGAAGTCTTCTTCTTTCTAGCAGGCATTAGAAATGTGTAGTTTTTTGAGGTTTTACTTTTGAACCGGGCATTGACCCAACTCTTGAGAGGACTTCATTCCATCCTCCATCTGTTTTACTATACACGTCTCCTGTACCACTGACAGTTCCACCTGTCCCTTGTGACCAGTCCTTATCCCAATCAGGGTTGTCCTTTCTCCACTGATCATACTGTTTCATTGTCATGGAAAGGTCTTTGGTTTCGCCAGTCTTCAAATTTTTTACAGGATATGTTGGCATGTTAGTAAGATTTTATTTTGGGATTGTGGTGAAGTATATATGCTGCTCCGATAGCAGTTCCTCCATCGAAGGCAATCGGGTCAACATAGAAATTCAAATCAGGAAATTCCTTCAGTAGTTTATAGTTTACCACAACATTGAGAAAACATCCACCTGTCAGCACAATATTATTACATTTCTCTGATGCTATCTTGACCAACTCCACTGCTCTGTCCTCCCAGTCCTTTTGTATGGTGGCAGCAGCGTTCTCACTTGATGAATGTAAATATGGTCCATCAACATATTGTCCATAGGGTGCAAGACCCATGACTTTACCTGCTTCTTCTCTTCCCCAGTTACATTTTTCTGATACCATATCAAACTGCAACCCTATACCATAATCATCCTCAGTATTATATCTCTTGTGCAGAACCTTCCAATGGAATCTTCTACCTCGCTTGACATGCATGATAGTTTCACACTCGTCTCCTTCATCAAAATTAGATCCACTTGAGTCAACTACGATGACTGCTGCTTCTTCAAACTCTGAGTTGTAGAATCCACATGCAGCGTGAGTCAGATGATGTCTGTCTCTAAAATCATATCTCTCAGCATTCGGAAACTTCTTCTTGATTGTTGCTATATTCTTTGCAGATATAAGAGTCTTCTTCTTATCTTGACTCCAACAGGCATCACTTATAGCAATCTTATCCACATCCTTTACAAATTTGAATAACTTCGTGCAATTATAATCCCTTTTCTTTCTTGATAATCTCTCTGCTTCTAAGTATAGTTCTATCTCACCATCGTTGAGTACACATATAGAACCATTATTTGATAGATTTACTCCTAAAATTCTCATATCAATCTCCTAATGATGAACTCTTATACATTCGTCTCGCTTCTGGAAACCATAGGACATGGATCTCAGACTCTTTCCATGTATCTATAGCATCTTGTGGTGTTTCAACTAGAGGTTGACCTGCAAGGTTGAATGAGGTATTCAATACCATAGGAACTTTAGTGTACTTGTAGAACTCTTGTATGACCTCATACAAATGAGGTATATCATTCTCTACTGTTTGAACTCTACATGTATCATCTATATGAACAACTCCGGGTATCAATTTTTTCTTTTCTTCTCGTGTCTGCACTGCATATGACATTGTAGGGGATCTATTCAGTCCAGACATATCAAACCATTCATTTGCATGTTCGTTCAACACAGCAGCAGCAAAGGGTCGGAAACGTTCCCTCCTCTTTACCTTGTTTATTGTCTCCTTAGTATTGATATCTCTTGGGTCATATAATATACTTCTATTTCCTAATGCTCTAGGACCTGCTTCTGATCTACCATTATAGACCGCTACAATCTCATCTTGCATGATGAATGTAGCGATCTCCTGTGGTGTCACTCGTTGTGCTTCTTCATCATTATATAAAAAACTCAAGTCATGAGTTGGTCCAAGAAATAGATTTACCATTCAAGTGCTTCAGATACAACAGGGAATTGTTTCTTGAATACATCCTTACATGACTCAGCAATCTCCATGTGCTCCTTCTGAGTACCATGTGCTGAACGTAAGTTTATATAATGTATCCAAGATCTCACTGATCCTGTCATATATATCCGAGTTGGAGTGCATAATGGTAGAACCATTCTTGCACATTCTTTTGCAACTCCTTTATCAATCATCTGTTTATAAAGACTCTCAGCAGAACTGAATAGAGTGATCATCTGACGGTTGAGTTTATCAACAACATCAGCATCCAGATCATCTATACTATTCTGTCTATTCTTTACGTCCTGTCTTCTAAGTTCTGGTAGTTGTATCTCTCCGAGTTCGTGACTCTGTGCATATCTTTGAGAGAACTCTTGGAATGTGAAACTACGATGTCGAAGAATTTGTGCTGCAATAGCACGGGTAGTTTCAATCTCAAGTGTCATGTGTGCTTGCTCAAATACAGACCAATGCTGATGCTTGATGCAATACTTTAACAGTCCAGAAAAGTTTTCGTTGTCCTGATTATTTGGATTAGATACTCTGGCAACAAATGCCATGTTCTTTTCAGCGTCAGGCGTTACTGTTATTAGTTGTACTTTCATTTTCTTGCAATGACTTGACAGACTTCTGCATCTTTAGTTCTTTCTTTGCCTCCTTCAATGAATTCTTCATATAGAAAACTTCTTTCTTGGAGTATAGATGCTTGTGTTTGAGTGCTGCCTTGATTAGTTTTACTGTTTGTTTGAGTGTATTCATATATTATATTGGATTGAAAAAGGGGTGTCAAGCACCCCTTCTGAGATTGTATTTAGTTGTAGACATTATGCATATGCAAGTCTAGGAAGATATGCAATGCTTGAAAATATGAATGCTAAAAAACAGAGTTGATAGAATAACTTTGTCATGTGTAGGTAATAATACTTATATTATTATATAGGTATTTGTACCTTTTAGCAACTATTTACAAACTTTTAGTCCACGATACATTAGTTCGTGTCTTTGACGCTTCGCTGCTTCTGCAAGCACTTTAGCGTTGTACTCTTTTGAGTCGTACTCGACACCTCTGTAAGTGACTTTTGCCATTTGTTTTCTCCTTAGTAGTTGGGATTTTTGCCCCGTTCCTTCGGTCAACTGTTGCGTCCCAATGGGATGAACGATCCGTTCCGAGTCTTGACTTACTTGCGTCAGTGTTACCTGATGAACGTAATGGTATCATAACATACCGATTCTATTTATGCAAGGATATCACTACATTTGTAACAAGTCTTTATCTTTTATTACGGTTTTTCTTTGGGGGTGGTAAGGATGGATCTGTCCACTGTTTAGGGTTGACTAGACCTCCTGCTTGAGTCATGTTAACAAACTTACTACTCTTATCATAGTAGTGATCAAATATATCCACTGCCCTATCTGCAATAGCGACATCAAAGAAATGCTCCTCGCCTTCTTTGTACTCTATGAGATATGCATTGTAAGGCAGTTTCGGATTATCTGCAACCTTTTTGTCACACTTCTCATGAAGTACTCTGACCATTACTTATCTCTCCAATGTATCTCATCAAATACTTCTTCTACCAGTGCTCTGGTGATTCTGTATTTTGTTTGTAGTTTCTTATCTTTTACTAGCATCAGTAATTCTGCTTCAGACTCATGTAAACTTTCAAGTAATTGAATAAACATGGTCTCTCTTTTCATCTGAGAGAGTTGATCGTTACCACCTCTTATGAAATTGTAAAGAGTTCTCCACTCATGAACGAGACGTGTGTGTCCTCCAGAGTTGATGGGTGCTTCATTCTTTTTGTAAGGTACATCTCCTTCTGGTATGGCACTTTTTATTTGCTTATCAAAGTTCCAAATCAATAGTGCTTTCACATCATCACGTTTGTGTTGTGATAGGAGTTCCCTTTTTCCCCCTTTATCTTTCTTACCATGAACCGCTTTGAACAGTTCAGATACCAAAGGATTGTCAGGTAGTTTTGCCATAATTAATCTTCAAGTTCAGTAGATTCGTCCCCTTCGATTCGGAATGAAATGATTTCGTCAGGAACTAATTGTCCATTCTCATCAAACATTTCTGGATGATAAGTATATGCATTTTGGTTGTTGTCCTGTATATAGGTGCGTAGAATATACCCTAGGATA